TTTCGCCCAGAGATTACCGCCATTATTGATGTGGCTAGTCGTAAGTTGGTCGGATTTTCGATTGATTTGGCTGAAAGTGGCTTGGCAGTACTGGATGCAATTCGTACTGCGGTCTGTACCAATGGGGTGATGGCGCTGTTTTATGTCGATAACGGCTCTGGGTATAAAAACGCCATGATGAGCCGTGATGGTAGCGGCTTGATGGATAGATTGGGCTCAACCTTGACGCATTCATTGCCTTATAACAGTCAAGCTAAAGGCGTGGTGGAGCGTTCGCACCAATCAATATGGATACAGGCAGCAAAACGGTTGCCAACCTATATCGGTGTGGATATGGATAAGGAAGCCCGCCAAAAAGTGTTTAAGAAAACGCGTAAAGATATCGCAACGTTTGGCGAATCTAAGCTGCTACTGGCTTGGGATGATTTTATGACCCTATGCCATGACGAGATGCAGCGGTACAACAACCGTCCGCACCATGCGCACCCAAGACGCCATAACAAGTTGACAGGTCGCAAGGAGCATTTGACACCGCAACAAGTATGGGATGAAAAACTGGCAATGATGGTCAATCTAGGCAAGCCACTGGTACAGGTGCATGAGGCGGATATGGTCGATTTATTTCGTCCTTATATCGAACGCAAGGTACTGCGCGGTGAAATCAAGATGTTTAACCATGTGTACTTCAGCCGCGACCTTGAGCAGTACCACGGTGAGACGGTGCATGTGGGTTATGACATTCATGACGCCAGCCAAGTGTGGGTGCGTGATGTGGCTGGGCGACTGCTCGCTGTAGCGAAATTTGAAGCCAATACGCGGGCTTATTTTGCTCAACCTGTCATCGAACAGGCGCATGAGAAACGGGCATTGGGTCAGCTTAAACGCAATGATGTCAAGCGCAATGAAATCCTTGAAACGATGTCGCCAAGCCGTGTACTTGAGCATATCGATACCATGCGACTACCTCAAGAGCAGATTGATAAAGCGTTTGCAACCTTGAATAAAACTATCGAAGCTGAAGCGGTGGAAGTAATCTCAATGCCAAAGCCAATGATGACCAGTACCGTCAATGATGTGCCAGATATGAAAATCATGACAGAAACGGATGATGACAGGTTTGAGCGATGGCTTGCGTTAGATAAACGCAAAACGGCTGGTGAAACGTTGGATTCTAACGATTTTGATTTTCATGAGTTATTCGCTTTGTCAAAAACTTGGCGAATTAAGATGGCGCAACATGAAGCGCACTTAGAGCAACTTGAACGAGAGGAGGAAATAGCAAAACGCCTATCCAAATAAATGAATAGACGCTATGACTAGGTGATAACTGGGGATTGCCGTCCTTTGTTATCGAAATACAGTAAATTTGGAATTTTTATTATGAAAGAAAATGCAAAAAATGTCAATTCTGCTCCCCAGACGCATGTGCAAGCGGTGGGTGGGATTGCTCAAGTGACCAATGTAGCAGTACTGCATGATGCCATCGCTCGCACCACTGACCGTCATCATAACTTGCCGGGAATCTGTGTGTTTTATGCGCCTAGTGGCTTTGGAAAGTCAGTGGCAGCGAGTTTTGTTGCGACACATACCCGTGCCTACTATGTGCAAGCGTCAAGTATCGATACCAAGAAGTCATTTCTTGAAAAAGTACTGCGTGAGATGAATATCGCACCCGTTGGTACAGCGACTGGGATGCTACAGCTAATCGCTGATGAGTTGGCGAAAAGTGGTAAGCCATTGATTGTAGATGAGTTTGACCACTTGGCAACTGCCTCTGGGAAAGTTGAGATGATTCGGGATATTTATGAGTCATCTCAAGGCACAATCATCATCATTGGTGAAGAAATGCTACCACGTAAGCTTGAGCGATGGGAGCGATTCCACGGGCGCGTCTTGAATTGGGTGCAAGCGCAACCTGCTAGCGTGGCGGACGCGGTGCTACTGGCACAAGTGTATAGCCCAAAAGTGGCGATTGATGAAAATGTGCTGGCTGAACTGGTTGGCGCAGTGCGCGGCTCGACTCGCCGTGTGTGTACCAATCTTGAGATGCTAGCGCAACGTGCCTTAGAAAATGGGCAACGCAGTGTGGTGATGGAAGATTTGCGTCGTCTATTGCCCAATGGCTTTATCACGGGTGAAAGCCCTAAACCACGGTCATTTTAGGAGGTAGTTATGTGTTGTTGCTGTACTAAAAACGATACTGTTAAAAACGATACTGGGCTGACTCCAAGCGTTGGAGTAGCTATGTTGGAGCAAAATCAAACCATCAAAAAATCACGTACATCTCGTCGTGATATCAAACAACAATGGCAGCGTAATCCTGCATTTGACTTCAAGCCATCTGCACCCGTTCGCAACATGCGTGAACAAGTGTGGGATTTGCTGCGCACAGGTAAAGAGCTAAGCGTGCAAGATGTGGCGCTGACGCTGCCTTTCACCATCAAGCAAATCGAATATCTCATCAATGGCTGGGTAGCCACGGGTTATGTGCAAAAAAATAAAGGGATTTGGAAAAAATCCATACCGACCTTTGTTCTGATTAAAGATATCGGTCAAGAGCCACCGCGTGTAAACCGACAAGGTGAATATGTACCACAGCAGCTCAATGAAGCGGTTTGGCGTGCCATGCGCATCCAAAAAACATTTAACGCGCGTCAAATCAATGCTGTCAGTGGTCGTGCTGATCAGCTTGGGGCAATTGTTACTTATCTGCGTCTATTGATGATTGCTGGTTATCTACAACCTGTGAGTGTGAATGCTAATGAGTTTACAACCTACCGACTAGTCGAAGATACGGGCTGTAAGCCACCACAAATCCTGCGCGGTAAAAAAGTATTTGACCCAAATCTAGGCATCATCGTGTATGACCCAAAACCACAAAATCAAAATCAAGAGGAAACTGACCGTGACTAATACTTTAACTCCAAATACCACCCCAAAAATGGTTCAGTGGGTGGGCGACACGAAAAGAATTGATGACAAGCCCGTAAAGCCTTGTGCCATCTACCCAGTGCCAACCGATGAAGATAGTGAATTTCCACATTTGGCTGCGCCTGTTCGACGTGTGCCGAAGGATGGTAAGTCGATTGATGACTGGCTACGCAAACAGCGTATGACTAACGAATCCTTGTATCGCAATCAAGAGGTGCTTGATAGCGACATCATGAAGCTTGAATTTCAGATGCGTCATGTGATGAATCGTTTGCGCTGGCTTGAAGTTGTGGTGGTTTGCTTGGTGATTATCTGTGGGGGACTGACACTATGTGTGCTTTAAGAATCAGCCCTGTCACTGTCGATAACTGGATGGAAGCGGTCAAAGAAGAAGCAGAGCAAGATGGCTGTAGCCTGACGCTCATTGCTGAAAAAATCGGCTATGCCCGCCCTAGTCTGTCACTGGCTATCAGTGGCAACTATGTGGGCAAGACTGACAAAATCCGTGATGCGTACATTGAGTACCGCAAGCAAGTGCTATGCCCATACGTTGGGGAAACAGTGAGCCGTCAATATTGTATCGACCATGCAAACGGGGATGCGCCAACGCATCACCCTGCTAAGCTGCGGCACTGGCAAGCGTGTCAGAAATGTGATTACTGTCCAAAAGCTAGTTGTCCGAAGGGGGATAGATGAAAACTAAATGCCCAAACTGTGGTGCGACCCACTCGCTTGATAGCCTTGTCATGGCTAACAAAGGCGGGGATGCGTTTTTGCAAGCGTTTGATGTACCACCAGAACTAAAAACGCCCATTATCCAGTATCTTGGACTGTTCCGCTCGGTGGGTCGTGACTTGAGTTTTGACCGTGTTGCCAAGCTATTGGCTGAGCTAAACCCAGTAGTAAAAGCTGGAAAAGTAACATTTGATCGTCACACGTTTGATACCCCAATCCCTGCGTGGGTGTGGGCGATTGAGCAAGCGATTAAAGCCCGTGATGAAGGTCGCTTGAGCTTACCGCTGAAAAACCATAACTGGCTGTATGCCGTGATGCGGCAGTTTGATCCACGCAAAGATGCGCCTGCTAAAACCACCAATGCCAGTGCAGCGCATGGCGAGACAGTGGCATTTAACGGGGTGAAAAAGCCTGTATTTGCTGGGCGTACCCAGCAAGAAACTTGGGATATCGTAAACCAAGCACGAGAACCTGGGGAGTCCCTAGATGAAACATATGAACGTATCAAATCCAAATACTAACAAGGAGCAGCCAAATGGCTAAAAAAGCAAAAATCAAAGCAGTCGCCACTATCATCGCATGTCAAAGCCTTGAGCAAGTACAAGACTTTATCCGTCATATTGGTGACAAAAACCGCGAAGTCATCCGTCTGCAAGCCAAGATGAATGACGAAGTGGCAGCCATTACCAACAGCTACACGGAATCTATCAATGGGCTAAAGCAAGAAATTGAGCAGATGACGGGTGCAGTAGAAATTTGGTGCGCTGCCAATCGTAGCAAAATCCTAGAAAAAGGACTGAAAACGGCAAACCTAATCACGGGTGAAGTCTCTTGGCGGTTTAGCCCACCGAGTGTGAGCCTGCGTAAGATTGAAGATGTATTGGCAAGTTTCAAAGAAAAGGGTTTGACCCAGTTTATCCGCGTCAAAGAAGAGGTAAATAAGGAAGTCATCTTGGCTGACCCACTAGCAGTAAAGGATGTGGCAGGTGTGACTATCAAAAGCGGTCAAGAGTTTTTTGAAATCAAGCCGTTTGAAGTTGAGGTGAAGTGATGAAAACTAATGACTTTGTAAAAATGCTTAAAAATGATGGTGCAGCCGTTTATTTGGATATAGCACTAGCTACTATTTTAGTAAGTTTGTCTGATAGTGAAATAGAAGCGTCTATCAAAAAAACCATGTTGGTAATAGAATCAAAAGGCTTAACAGAAGAACAAGCTAAAAATGTTTGTAGTTCTTTCGTGAAATCTATCAAGCCATTGAGAAATCAATTGCCTAAAATTCAATAACCGCCGCCAGTCGGTCACTGGCAATTTAACAATCAATGGTGCGTAGAACGCACCCTACACAAGGAAAATATCATGAACAAATCTGAATTAATCGCCCGTATCGCTGAACAAGCAGGTATCAATAAGACACAAGCTACTGCTGCCTTACAAGCCGTAGAGACAGGTGTTGTCGACACGTTAGCAAATGGCGGCAAAGTTGAGCTAAAAGGCTTTGGAACGTTTAGCGTGAAAGAACGTGCCGAGCGTACAGGTCGCAATCCACAAACAGGCGAACCTATCCAAATCGCTGCATCTAAGACGCCTACTTTCAAGGCAGGTAAAGCGTTAAAAGATGCTGT